CTCTTCCGGATGCAGACGGCAATACTCACTACGAATACATCAAGCAGTCCTAACAGACTGCTGGGAGGTGATTTATGAAGGCTAAACTCTCAGACGGATATGAGGCACAGATAAACGACAGCTGTCTCAACGACTGGCGTTTTCTGACGATGCTCCGCAAAATCGACAAAGGCGACACAGGCTTGATAGTGGACATCGCGGAGAAACTGCTCGGCGGTGAAGAAGAGGTCGAAAAACTTGCAAAGCATCTTGAGGTCGATGGCTTTACGCCAGCGGATAAGATGGTGGAAGCGTTGACCGAACTCATGGAGTCCGTTAATCAATTAAAAAACTCATAACCCTCGCCAGCATGATTGAACTCGATGAGGACTCTCTTATATGCGATCTCGCCGAGACATATCAGATTTATGATTATAGGTCGCTTCCGGTCCAACTGGTGGCGACCTTGTCTGCTGGTTTGAGGGACAATTCGCGAATCAAACTCCGTGCAGCGGGATCTCCCGTAAGCATGGAGACAATAATACTCTCAGCGATTGCTGACAATCTGGCATTATTGCGAGCCGGATTCGATAAGCGGGCAAAGGAACCGTTCCTGTTTACGGAAGCAATCAACGGAGAGAAAAAGAAAAAGCAAACTATGAGCTTCAAGACGGCTGCTGAATTTGACGCCGCTCTGAAGCGAATAAGAGGAGAATAAACATGGCGGGAACAACACTCGGAACTGCTTATGTTCAGATAGTGCCATCCGCTCAAGGAATAAAGGGATCCATAACGAATGCCCTCGGCGGCGAGGCGGAAAGTGCCGGTTCTGATATCGGAAGCAAACTCGGAATGTTTGCAAAAAAGGCGCTCGCAAAGGTAGCAATCGGGACGGCGGTAATAGGTGGAGTACAGACAGCGCTCTCTGAAGGTGCAAAGCTCCAGCAGTCCTACTTCGGTGGTCTCGATACGCTTTATGGCGAGGCAGCAGGGGCGGCAAGAAACTACGCAAGAGAAGCAGCTGCTGCGGGCATCTCTATGAACAGTTACTCGGAGCAGGCCGTATCATTCGGTGCGGCTCTGAAGAACGCATTCGGTGGAGACGTAACAAAAGCGGCTCAGGCAGCAAACATGGCCATCCTTGATATGGCGGACAACTCTGCAAAGATGGGCACGGACATAACATCGGTACAGATGGCCTATCAGGGTTTTGCAAAACAGAACTACACCATGCTCGATAACCTTAAGCTCGGCTATGGTGGAACAAAGACAGAGATGGAGAGGCTCCTTGCTGATGCTGAGAAGTTATCCGGGCAGGACTATAGCATCGACAATCTCGGAGACGTCTATGAGGCTATCCACGTTATCCAGGGCGATTTAGGTCTTACCGGAGTGGCAGCAGCTGAGGCGTCTGAGACGTTCAGCGGCTCGTTCAATGCGATGAAAGCATCGGCTCAGAACTTTCTCGGATCGCTCGCAATAGGTGAGGGCGTTAACCAATCAATGAATCAACTTGTCACATCGGCAAGCACGTTCTTTTTTGGCAACTTCCTTCCGATGGTCGGTACATTGGTTAGCCAGCTCCCGGGTGCGATCGCAACGTTCCTGAGGGCGGGTCTCCCGCTCTTGGTGTCGAATATAACGGGCCTGTTGTCGAACCTGGCAACAACAGTCACGTCCTTTGCCAGTGGCATCACTGGACCGAAGGTAGCGCAGTGGGCGCAGACAATGCTCCCGAAGATACTCGCAGCAGGTGCGAGTCTGATCGGGAATCTTGCTACATCGTTCATCACGAACCTTCCGAAGATCGTGGGCGCTGTTGCCCGGATCGGCTTTGCCATTGTGTCGGGTCTCGGCTCGGCATTGTGGGGCAAGGTCAGCGCGGCGGCGGCGGGCATTCGCGATAGGTTTATGGCTCCGATAGACACCTTAAGGGAAAGGGTTCAGGGAGTAATCAATAAGGTAAAGGGCCTGTTTCCGTTTAGCATCGGCAAGGTCATGAGCAACCTTAAGCTTCCGCACTTCAGCGTGTCGGGCAAGTTCAGTCTACGTCCGCCGTCAACTCCGAAGTTCTCGGTCAGCTGGTACGCAAAGGGCGGTATCATGGACAATCCGACACTATTCGGCTTAGCTGGTGGCGAGGCGGGCCCTGAAGCGATCCTGCCGCTGAATCCTTTCTGGAAGAAGCTGGACGAAATAGCCTTAAATTCAAATCAGGGCACGACAATCAACATCAACATAAATGGCGGGCAGAATGATCCGAAGCAAATCGCTGATGAGGTCAAACGTGTTCTGATTAGAGAAACGAACCAGAGGAGGCTTGCATGGCAATAGAGAACAGTATTACATTCGGCGGAGTTAATTCCGCCGATTTTGGCATATACATCAGCGGTGAGGGCGTGTTCAATGCTCCGAAACGCGATGTAGACATGGTGACGATCCCGGGCAGAAACGGGCAGCTGGCACTGGATAAAGGCCGCTTTGAAAACATCGAAGTGACATATCCGGCATTCAACTTTGAGCCGAACGATTATGACACTTTTGCTCAGAGGCTGTCTGACTTCCGTAATGCTATATGCGCTCAGCGTGGATACCAGCGCCTTGAAGATACGTTCCATCCGGACGAGTACCGCATGGCGACATACATTGGCGGGCTCGACATAAAGCCAATCAAATACAATACAGCATCGGAGTTCGACATCATATTCAACTGCAAACCACAGAGATGGTTGAAGGACGGCGAGACGGCAGTAACTATCGGTGAGTGGGGCGAGACAGAGACGGCATCGGGCGACATCGTAACGGTAGAAAATGAGAACGGCGTTCTGGCGGTCAAGTCGCTGGAAGTAGACCTTGAGCCAATCCAAGACCTCAACGGCTACGATAAGCCGTGGGTAGGTGGTGCTGGGAAGAATAAACTGCCGTCCATTAGCGTTCCGTCATCGGTCAATGGCGTAACGATTACCAAAGACAGCAAGGGTGTCATTAATATCAACGGCACAACAACAGCGGCAACATATTTTGACGTTGGCAATTTTTCTTTAACTGCTCCTACGGCGGGAACGTATATTTTCAGCGGTAGTGTTGGCGGTAGCGGTACCACATGGAGATTGAATCTATATCGTGGGAATACATTAATTGCTCAGTCAGCGAACGGGGACGCACCTGCGCAGGTTACACTTACGGCTTCTGACACGACAGTCAGAGCGACTATATATATCAATTCGGGCGTAACTCTGAACAACGTAAAGTTTTATCCTATGCTTCGCCTTGCATCTGTCTCTGATGCTACATATGAGCCTTATGAGAACATCTGCCCTATAAGCGGTCACACTTCGGTTGATACATATAGGACGGGGAAGAACTTACTGCCGAACAACTGGGTAACACGTACTAATAATGGCGTGACTTTCACGGTCAATTCCGACGGGTCGATAACCGCAAACGGAACGGCTACGGCAGACGCGATTACGTGGCTGAGTATTCCTTCTACAATACACGGAAACTGCTATTTCAATGGTGCTTATGGCGGTTCGGCATCAACGTACAATATCTATGTGATTGACAACACGACGGGCACTCGAGCGAAAAAATGGGACGGCACAACTGCATCAGACAACGGCTATACCAATCTTGAACAGATGCAAATTGTAGAGGGTCACACTGTGACTGTATATTGCCGAGTAATGAGAGGGCAAACAGTAAGCAACGTAAAATTCTACCCTATGATTTGCTCTGCCACAGAAACCGACAGCACCTACGAACCATATCAAGGCGACACCTACACCACAGCGTTAGGTCGTACAGTCTATGGCGGTACGCTTGACGTGGTTAGTGGAGTGCTGACGGTGACGCATGGGTATAAGGCTTTTGGCGGTGGTGATACTACTCCGTGGTATTTTACCAATCGGTCAGACAAGCAAATAGTATACACACAACCATCGGTATTAAGTGGTGTAAAAACAAGTGCAGGGTATCAGCAGACAGCACTATTTGACCGCTTTGCAACGGCTCTCAATTCATCGCAGATATTTATCGGTTATGCGTATGTTGATACAGGGTGGCTTAATATGGTGTTTGAGCCAAACACATTTGCAGATGCAAACGCTTTTAGAACATGGTTATCATCAAATAATGTCCAAGTCGTCTACGAACTTGCCGAGCCACAGACCTATCAGTTAACAGCACAGCAGATAGAACTGCTGACGGGTACAAACAACATCTGGAGTGACAGCGGAGACGTGACGGTCGAATACGGACAGGACCCGTCGGTACTGTTCAATCCGACACTCTTCGAAAGCAGTCCGCTTTTACGTATTTGGGGATATGGGACGGTCGGATTTAATGGATATGAAATCGAACTGGAGAATGACGTGCTGGGGAACATTGTTCTGTTAGATGCTCAAACACGAGCCGTAGCAGGCACGAGCACAAAGCTTCCGAAGAACCTTATGAACGCCGGTGACCCATTTACTTTGGACGCTTCGAGCTTCTTCTGGGCGTTCAGCTTTGACCGTACAAGAATCGCAAACGTTAATATCCTCTCGGTATCGGATAGCGATTCCTCCCGATTCCGCTCGGAAAAAGCAGGAGATGGATATTACACGAACGTTTCGCCGTTAGATTTTGTTTACGGAACAGAGTCCACAATCTCGAATATTTCAACAATCCAAGCTACATATACAGATAGGGACGATCATACGGGGACATTCACGGCAAGGTTAGTTACTCAGATACGCTATTACGCTGAGTCGGGACAACTTGCCTATACCCGAAACATCTCTGGGCTCCCCGGGTCATGGCTATCAATGGACTATAAATCGAATCTGTCGACACGCGGACAGGTAGTCGGCGATTCCACCGTCTCCGTACTTGGCAGTCCGACAATCATAGACTGCGATTTAGGCGAGGCGTACAAATATGCGGGGTCTCCTATATCGTTGAACAGGTGCGTGGATCTCGGCTCAGACTTGCCTACACTGGCTCCAGGTAAAAACGAGATCACATATGACGACACAGTCACAGAGCTGAAGATCACTCCGAGATGGTGGCGCATTTAATTTATTACTTTACCCTTTTTAGAAAAAGGAGGAATATCATGGAAATTTGGAAATCAATCGATGGCTATGAAGGCTGTGAAGTGTCTAATCTTGGGAATGTAAGAAGTAGATACGGAAAGCCATTCAAACAGTTTCTAAACAGCAGAGGCTATTACCGAGTATCTCTGGGAACGCAAAGATTGCACCTCGTGCATCGGTTAGTTGCGAAGGCTTTTGTCGACAATCCTAACGGCTATCCAATCGTAAATCATAAGGACGAGGACAAGACCAACAACCGTGCTGACAATCTGGAATGGTGCACACACAAGTACAACAGCAACTATGGAGATACTCCACAGCGTAGTTCGGAGAAACACCGTATGCCTGTAATCCAGATATTACCGAGTGGTGAAGAAGTGGAATGGGAGTCATTGAGAGCGGTGGAGAGAGAGCTCGGATACAGCCACAATTCCATTTCGAAATGTGCGAAAGGATACCAAAAGAAAGCACACGGATGCGAATGGAAGTTTAAGGAGGATGCTCCAATATGATACCGATTCTATACGACAAGAACGAGATTTATTTCGCATCAAATGGACTCGGGCGACTGAGGGACTGCATCTCATGTAAGGTCACGGAGGAGCGCAACGGAATATATGAGTGTGACTTCGAATATCCGGTTACGGGTGCCCATTATAACGAGCTCATTGAGGGGCGAATCATAGCGGTGACACACGACGAGTCGGACGACGTTCAGCCGTTCGACATCGTCTCCCGCTCGGAGGCAATAGGCGGCGTGGTCACGTTCCACGCGGTGCACATCTCCTACAGACAGACCAAAATGGTCACGTGGGGCACGGGAATCAACAGCCTCGCAGACGCGTTCGCTCAGTTTGATGATATTTGTTATCCGACAAATCCGCTCGGACAAGATGCGGGGAGCGGCAATCCGTTCACGTACATCACAGACAAGACTTCGACGGGATATGTTGCGGCGTTCGACGGGGTCCCGAGAACGATACGCTCGATACTCGGCGGGGTAGAGGGCTCTATCCTCGACTCATACGGTGGAGAGTATGAATGGGATAAATGGCTCGTCAAACTCCACTCAGCACGAGGCCAGGTTCGAGATTTCACAATCAGATACGGCGTTAATCTGACTGACTACAAGAACGACTCCGACAGCGTGGAGGCATACAACACGTGCATACCGTACTGGAAGGGGACCAGCGGCGAAACTGAGACGATCGTCATAGGCGGCGAGGTCAGCTCGGGCTTCGGTGCCATTGGTGCGGGCAACAGATGCGTCCCGGTTGACTTGACTGACAAGTTTGAGGAACAGCCGACGGTCGCAGATCTGGAAGCAGCTGCCCAGAGCTACATGACAACAAATCAGACTTACGCGCCTAAGCAGAATATCAGCATCAACTTCGTTCGTATTCAGGACGAGGCGGGAAATGATATGTTTGATAGCCTACTCACGTGTAAGCTATGTGACTCCGTGAGAGTGATATATCCTCTGTATAACATGGAGGCATATTACAAGATTGTTAAAACGACATGGGACGTGCTCTTAGACCGATATGAGTCGATGGAGCTCGGGAATCTGCCGACAACGCTCTCGGAAGCGTTAGGAATAAGCAACGGAAAGTAGAGGACAATCAAATGAATTTCGGAACAAAAATAAGGACGGTTATTGCGATCATAGCCTTTATCAATCAGGCCCTTGTAACAATAGGGCCTGTTGACTTTGGAAATGAGGCATCGAATCTCGTTTACAAGTGGATCTCACTGATCTTCCTTGTCGGGGCGATGGCATCCTCACACTGGTATAACAACGACTTCACTCCGATAGCAGCAGAAAAGACCGGCGAGATGCGACAGGAAAAGGCCGCGCTGAAAGGAGCCGAGTTTAACGGGGTTGCTTTCGAGGACGGCGAAGAGGTAGCCGGCATCGAGGAGTGTGATGAGGATGAATAAAACTAATTATAAGCAGTACGACACCAGATGGGCGAAGCTGCCATTTCCGAAAGCTCCGCACTACATCAAGGACTGCGGATGCGGAGAGGTGGCAATCTGCAACGCCATCATCGAGATGGACGAGTACATGAACGAGACGCCTAAAACGATCCTGTCATACTGCAAGCAGTTTGCGGCATCAAATGGAGACGGACTGTCCTGGAGCGCACCTCCGATAATGATGGCACACTACGGCATGACTGAGGTCAAGTACCACGCAACAATGAGTACACTCTGGAAAGAGCTCGAAAAGGGCGACAGAGTGGCTTTTTATATTATGGACAATGACCTCGGCGGCAGTAAAAAGGTGCGCTGGACGAAAAGCAAACATTGTGTCGTTTCAGTCGACTATAAGTTCGAGAATGGAAGGCACTACGTCTATATGAAGGACAGCAACTCGTCGTCAGATCTGAGGAACGGCTGGATTTCATACGAGGAATGTTTCCGAAATTCAGTTTTCAAGGTCTGGTCGGGCAAACTAAAAACCATATCAGCGACGGACTACAGACCGAGCACTCCGTATACGGGCACACTCCCGAAGTCCACTGTCAAGGACGGGACAAAAGGGGACGACACAAAGGCCGCACAGGCCTTTTTAAATTGGTGCATAAACGCCGGGCTCTCAGTCGATGGTAACTGCGGGGCAAAGACAGTCAGGGCTATCAAGGTGTATCAAAAGACATACGGACTCGGAGCGGACGGCAAGTTCGGCAAGGCAAGCCGGGCAAAGGCCGCTGAGATCGTAGCGGCTCACGCTTATACTCCAAAGCCTTACGGCGGTCCGTATCCAAACACGACTGTAAGGACTACCGAGACAGTCTCCAGAGGCGGCGAGATAGTGGCTAAGGCGAAAGAGTACGCATGGCCGGCTGGTACAGCCTCCAGCAAATACTCATACAGCAAGGGCTCAGCTCTGGCATCGTACAAAGCGGCGTTAAAGCAGTATATGGGCAAATCCGCAAAGATCTCACAGACAGACTGCGGCTATTTCGTCTCGACCTGCGTCAGATCCAGCGGCATCGCACCGAAGTTCCTCGCACTCCCGGGCTCATATAAGGACGCATATCCGGCAGTCCCGAGCACCATGAGCATCGTCAGCAAAGGCTCGGTCGGAACACTGAAAGCGGGGTACGTTATCAGATACCGCAAGAGCGGAGGGCAGCATACGGTGCTGTACATCGGAAACGGCTACATCGCACACGCTTCACGCAAGCACGCTTTTCCGAGGATCAGCACATCGAAACCGTGGAATAATAGCAACGTAAAGAAGTCGAGCATCCAAGTCATCAGAGCAAATCCGATAACAAAGACAGTGACTCGCTATTATCTCCAGAGAGGGGACAGCGGGGAAGAGGTCAAGAAATTACAGGCGTACATTAATTGGTTCTTCCACAAGAAGTACGGCAAGGACGTTCTGACAGTCGACGGAGTATATGGAGCTCAGACCGAGTCCTATTGTAAGCTGATGCAGAGCGAGCTCGGATTCAAGGACGCGGACGGATTCGTCGGTCCTAAGACAGTCGAGGCGATGAAAGGGTGGAAACAGTAATGGACAGAGAGACAATCACAACAATCATACTTGCCATCCTTGCATCAAACGGATTCTTTGCTATGATACAGTTCTTGATCACACGCTGGGACACGAAGAAGTCCATCAAGGGCAAGCTCGACCATCTCGAGAAGGACGGACTCAGGACGCAGCTTCTGTTGCTCCTGTTGATGATGCCTGACGAGAAGAAAGAAATACTGACTCTCGCTGAGCATTATTTCAGAAAGCCTCCATACGGACTCGGAGGCAACTGGTACATGACGAGCCTGTTCGACAAATGGCTCGTAGAACGCAACTCAGGGACAAAGCCGGAATGGTTTAAGACCGAATAGGGTCGCTCAAGGGGTGGGCGACAGGAATCACCTCCTTTCTATATCTTTTTTCATACAGACGCATTAAGGCCCGGAGTTTGTTTCCTTTTCTCCGGGTCTTTTTGCGTGGGCGGAATCGAGCGAATGCACGAATTGTCTTTTCTGGCCAAAATGACGAACGGCCAACGTGTTGATTTTTCAATGGGTGGCGGCGGTGGGCTTTGCCAATTTTTTTTAAACACGAAAAAACCGACCTCGTATTTTTTGATTTAAGCAATTTTTTACGGGTCGGTCGATAAGTTATGCCTTGTAAAACAGATAGGATTCTCCATCTCTAATCTCAACGCGCACAGCAGCAATCTTTCCATTCTTCAGTGTAGTAAATTTATCAAAACTGTGCTTCCAAATAGTGCCGACGGCGGTACCATTAACGGACACCATAGCGCGAGGGGAGTCGTCCATATATATAGATAGTTTTACATCAGATCCAGCGAGGTCTTTTCCAGTTAGCGCCTGGATGCCGTCCTCAGCTTGTTTATATCCATACGATGATAATTTAATTCGTTTGAATCCACGATAGTTCTCTGACTGCGGGTAAGTAAATGCCGCATCGGGCACCGGCTCTTTCTTTTTTCTGAAAAACATATGTGTCACCTCCAGAAATAATTATAAAGGAACGTTTAGGTTCTTGCAATTTTCCTGAGAAGTGCTAAAATCAAGTCGAGGTGACAACTATTCCGAAAATTATGAATTTGGACATAATCGTCCAAAACGTGCATTTTTAGGGATTTTCAAATAATTATTAAGAATCTTATAGTCACCTCGGAATCTAACAGGAGGTGATTTTTTTAATGAGAAGTTCATGCTATGAACAATTCGCCATCGTCGCAAGTGACTCGGCAGCATCTTTCACTCAGCAGCTGAACGAAACTATCTACAGACTCAAAGACAACAATCCCGTTGTCAAATTCTCTGAGTCCATTCCATTCTACGCTCAAATTAAGTATAGCGTCAACGAAAATGTTCCTGAGACCGTGGCGGAAGCATCCGAGATGGAAGGGGTTTCGTTCGTGTGCGGTCAGTGTCCATACTTCAAGGCTCCACTCAAGGACGATAGGACACCGGACAAAAGGTGTAAGTATGGCGACTGTGAACACACTGAGCTCGGAAGAACGCTCAAGATGCAGCCAGCTTGTGACAGACTCTACCAGCTGATCAAGGAAGGAGATGTGACACTATGCTTTATGGATTAGGACTGATTCTGCTGCTCCTGTCGGGGGCATTTGTAGGTGGATCTATACTGGTCCCGATGACGATGGCAGTCGTGGGTGTGGGACTTATGAGCATCGGAGGGAGGTCGAACGATGGAAAGAAAACTCGCGTTTGAGATCTTCCACGGGACACGCAAGGTTGGCGAGACTTACGCAGTCTCAGCAAGCAAGGCATGTACAAACTATTGGTGGAAATACTGCAAGGGCGGTGACAAGTTCGCATATACCGATTACAAGCCGAGCGACTTTACCGCAAGACTCAGAGGAGGTTACTAATGGAAATGGTTGAAGCAAGACACGCAAAGGTGACTCCAACACTCAATTCGGAGGCGCTGGAGAAACACTATAAGGAAAGAATCAAGACGCTCGAGTCTCAGCTGTCCACGATGGCAACAAGACTGACGGCAGCCGAAACGGAACTCGAACAGAAAACGATGAGAATCAAGGTAGTCGAGGCTAAGGCTGACGAATTTGCAAAGGCACTCGCAGAGATGACAGTCAAGGCAGTTATGGGAGGTGTGAAGTAATGAGATTCGAACTTGAGCAGAAGATAAGTGGGTACACACTCGTCAACGATAAGTACGAGTCCGCTACATTAAAACAGAAGTTCCAGTGCAAGAACTACGACGACCTTCAGAATCTGTTTCTGACTTTGGTGGACTTCAGTGAAGGCACTCTCGACTTCTCAGTGAAGAAAATCGAGGAGGACGAGTGATGGCTGACAGACTAACAGGCGACTACCACAAGGCCCTCGATAAACAGTGGCTCGGGCATTGGGACTGTCCGGCCGGTGGTGAAGAGGACCTCGTTGTGACCATCGACCACTTTGCAAAGGCGGAGGTCACCGGAACAAACGGGTCGAAAGATAAGAAGAATATCTGCTACTTCAAAGAGTGCAAACCTCTTATCTGCAACGTTACCAATATGAAAATGATTGCAAAGGTGCTCGGATCTAACAACTTTGAGGACTGGGAAGGACAGACCATCGCACTTTATGAAGCAGACGAGCGCAGAGCTGAGGACGGTAAGGCGGTCAGAGTGAGACCATATAAGCCGAAAGTCCAGGCGGCCATCTGCGCTGACTGTGGGCGTCCTGTTACGGCTCACGGCGACTATTCGGTCAACAAGATCGTAACGATGTCCACCAGCAAGTACGGCACTACGCTCTGCTGGGACTGCTCAGTAAAGAGGAAGGAGGCAGAAGATGCTTAAGGTGGGCGACTTCATTAAGACTGCCGGCGGCGAAGATCTCAAAGCCGTATTCCGTGCACTGAACGAGTTCGGCTACGGAGCCGTTGTATCGAAGTACAACGGGACGGAGGTGCGTATCACTTCCGTTCCGGACAGAGAGGAGGCTGAACCATGTGGAAAGTAGAACCGGTCACACTGGCCGAGAAAACACGCTACGCTGTCCGCAAATACGTTGACGGCGAGAGAATTGCCGGAGCGGGCTTCTACGACTACGAGGACGAGGCTCAGAAGATAGCGGACAATCTCAATGAAGAGGAGGGCTACAATGACATATTTTGAAGCCAACAACATCGAGAACAGAATGGTCGTCGATTCCGAGTGGGATGATGACTGGGACGAAGAGGAGGAGTTCGAAGAGGATGAAATTGACGAGTGGTAACTATTTCACTCCCGATGCGAATAAGTCTTTCTGGAGCGTGAGCCAGTTCAAAGAGTTTGACAAATGTGAAGCTCGCGGACTGGCTTCCGCTCAGGGCAGATACCATCGAGAGACCACCGATGCGCTTCTGATTGGGTCTTATGTCGATGCGTACTTTGCCGGCACGATGGACGAGTTTGTCGGAGAACACTCTGAGGAGATGTTCACAAAGAAGGGAACGCTCTATGCAAAGTATGAACAGGCCAACAAGTGCATCAACGCGGTCGAGTGTCAGCCTTTGATGATGGACTTCCTCGAGGGTGACAAGCAGACCATTATGACCGGGAAGCTCTTCGGAGTGGACTGGAAGATAAAAATGGATGTGTTCAACGGAGACCGCATAGTCGACCTCAAATGTATGAGGGACTTCGAGCCAGTATATAAAGAAGGCTTTGGGCGTATCTCGTGGGTCGAAGCGTGGGGCTATGACATCCAGGGCGCCATCTATCAGAAGGTGGTTGAGCAGAACACGGGCAAGAGGCTCCCGTTCTATATCGTAGGTGTAACTAAAGAGAAGGTTCCGGACGTGACTGTGATGCAGATCCCGCAGCCGGTGCTCGATACGGCTTTGAAGATAGTCGAGTCCAAGATAGACCGATTCGACTTGATCAAGGCCGGAGACATTGAGCCGGAAGGGTGCGGACACTGTGAGTATTGCAAATCAGTTAAGGTGCTGACGGAGCCGGAGGTATATGAAAGTGAGGCATAAATGGGTTTCATAGAAGTGAAGAATGTGGACATTGAAAGCGGAATAGAAACCACAGAACTAATCCGTATTGAACACTTGATAAAGATGTTTAAGTGCGAGGGTAACATGGGCGATGGAATCGGGTTTGAGTTTTTCGATCCTATAGCAAATAAGCGCAGACAATTCCATGCTCGCTATCCATCTATTCATATCAGAGACAACGCTTGGAACGAATACATGAAGGAACTTAATGCTATCAAATCGAGAGAACGAACAGGGCTCTCTTTGGAATGGTTGAGAGGAGAAGAATAAATGAACACACACACAATCCACGGACGCCTGACGCGCGATCCGGAACTGACACCAAGAAAGAACAGCGACGGCTCAGACAGAGTCAACTTCACTGTAGCGGTGGACAGACGCTTCGGAGACGAGACAGACTTCTTCGACTGCGTCCTGTTCGGCGGTGGAGCGACAGTCATCGACAAATGGTTCCACAAAGGCTCGGAGATAGTTGTCTCCGGTGAGGGTCAGCTTCGCTCTTATGAGGGCAAAGATGGAGTCAAGCGCAAGGCGTATTCTATCGTGGTAAGCAATTTCGATTTCTGCGGAAGCAAGAACGATTCGAGCGATCGCAAGAATGATTCGAGTGATAACTGGAGTAAATTCGACGAGGATAATCCATTCTAAGGAGGTATGACAATGAGAAGGCCATGCGAAACCATTGAAGTCGTTCAGAAGGAGAACGGAACATACCGTTCTGTAAAGCACTACAGTTATGTGGCTTTGCTGACGGAAGTCGAGGGAGACCAAGTAAAGGCTGTCAGATATGACGGATACACAAGCAAAGAAGATGGACTGATTCCAGAAATTGAACGAGAGTATTCCGGCTGGAACATCAAGGGCATCTGGAAGCTCTACGACAATGACTTCCGCGAAAAGGAGTAAAAGGTAATGCTGTTAGTTGATAGCCGTGAAAAACCTAAGGCAATCAAGACCATACTGAAAGAGTTCGAAAGGGAGGGCGTCTCGTACTCGGTAACGAAGCTGTTCATCGGCGATTACCAAGATTACGGGAATCCCTTCCTTCTAATCGACCGCAAACAGTCCATACAAGAATTGGCTGCCAACTGCACCAGAGACCACGACAGATTCAAGCGCGAACTGGAACGAGCAAAAGCGGTCGGGGCTCGTCTCGTGATCCTGGTTGAGCAGAACCGATATAAGGACAGAGGCAAATGGATCCACGTTGAGACCATCGAGGACTTAATGCTGTGGAGCAGTCCGCACACCACCATTATCGGCGAGAAGGTGTATCGGGTCCTGAGGGCGTGGTGCTCAAAGTATGACCTCGACGTCCAATTCTGTGACAAGAGGCAAACCGGCAAGAGGATATTAGAGATTCTTTACGATGATAAGAGAATGTGATGTATGCGGAACGGAGTCCGATGATTACTGGATGAAGTCGTTCAACATCGGCAGACGGACGGTGTGGCTGTGCTGGGAGTGCTATAAGGCCAGTCAGAGAGAGGCCACACTTTCCGACCTGTTCCGACAACGGAAACTATACAAAATAAACGAATCAAAGAAGAGGACAAAATGACTTACGAACCAAGACAATGCATTGTATGCGGAAAGGAATTCATACCGCGCCGATGTGATCAGAAGTCGTGCGGCGGTCCTGAATGCAAGCGTGAAGTCCAGCGCATGGCGAGGAAGGCGTACATCAAGAAGAACTACCTCAAGATACGTGATGACAACCGGAAGTATATGCAGCGGAGGCGTGACGAGCAGAAGTGGACTCCGAAACCGGACACCATCGTCGCTGAGGGATATGCTGAGAGACAGATGGCTGCATCCCTGAAGATGGCGGGGAAGATAAAGGTGGAGCTGTGAGAAAAGAATATTTGTGGCTCGCTGTTACACCTGATCAGTATGAGCTTCCGCTCGCTGTCGCTGATACGGCCGAGCAGCTGGCGGCGATGTTCGAACTGACACGCGGCTCGGTCATAAACCTTGTGAGTAAGAACGCGCCCGGTACAAGGGCCGGCCGGAAGTTTGTGAAGGTGGAGGTGTGATATGAACTGGCTAATAATGGTTTTGATAATGGCTTTATGCGTAATGCTTGTGATCTGCTACGCCTTAATGGTAACGGCACACAATGCAGATGAAAGGGCAGAGCGAATGTATAGGGCGTGGAAGGAGTTAGAAGATGAGCGACTTAATAAAAAGGTCTGATGCGATAGATGCAATAACATATTCGCATTTGGACAATCTGACAAGAGAAGAAAGAATAGCACACATTAATGCCTTACCTTCCGCAGACAGACCGCAAGGGGAGTGGTTCAAAGACGATGAAGGTACTTTCATCTGCTCTGCTTGTGGAAGTGGATATAAAGACCAGCCTACCCTTATGGGAAAGCCAATGTTTAAATGGTGTCCGCTTTGCGGAGCAAGAATGAAAGGAGCAGACGATGAGCAGTCTTAATGATTACAAAAGGCATATACAAGTTCTCAAGATGGAGCAGAAAATCGGACGGATTCAGAATGAACTTGAAACTGTAGACTATGGCGTTGGATGTCCTCTCCACGGAGAAGATGATTGTGCTGAAATTAGAAAAGCATATGACAGAGGGTATGCAAACGGATTATACGAAGCGCTGACTTTGTTCAAATTAATCGAAGCCGATACTCCGCAGTCGGAAGAAGTATGCGACAAAGCCGATAGGAACTGCAACGATTGTTGGAAACAACTGCATTGTAGAGCCAAGGATACTCCGCAGACGGAAGATGACTTCTTTCTTGAACTTATGGGTGCGGTAGAGCGTGGCGAGATGTCTGATGCAGGTGCAAATCAAGCGTGGTATGAGTACATCAACAAGCAAGATACTCCGCAGACGGATTTGCTCGTGAAAACACCACGAAAATCACGAGAAAGTCACGAGAAAGATTGCGAGACTTGCCGTGATAAAGATGCTTATGACGAATGGGAAGGTAACTGTGATGAGTGCGAAAACGGCAGTATGTATACTCCGCAGACGGATTGCGGTTGGAAATGATGATACCGACATAAGTCGATAACATACCAAGTGAGGCACAGACGGTGTGCAGGGTGTGGCGATGCCATAGGTAGGATAGCACGAAGTACGATTCCTATAATGGTGGTGGCTGACGAGCCACAAACAAGGGAAACGCCACAGCGACTTGCAGGTGGGAGCAGTCGCAATTAACAACGGCATTACCAGAGGGCGGACACGCTAACTTATTTCCTATTACTCTTTAATTATAGACTGATCTTTATATGTGTTCTTGGTACTGAGCCCGTACTCTGGTTTGCACTCAGCCCGAGTGGGACTACTTATTCAACTTTATAGCCGAGTCCTAAAATTTCATTACTGTCTCGCTCGGGCAGTTTTAAAGAAAGAAAAGGTTTATGAACAATACGTTTTTAGATGCAGCAATAGAATACGCTGGCAAAGGAATGGCGGTCTTTCCACTCAAGCCAAAGGACAAGAAGCCACTCACAGCTCACGGCGTGAAGGATGCCACTACAGATTTCGACACTATAACGAAATGGTGGAAGCGTAATCCAAATGCCAACATCGGTATCGCTTGCGGTCAGGTCTCGGGCGGGCTGCTCGTCATAGATCTGGACGAACGCGAGAACGGTGTGAGCGGTTTCGATTCTCTTCACGAGTGGGAGTCCATCAATGGAGAACTGCCCGAAACAGCCCGAACCATTACGGGCAAGGGCGGCTCTCATATTCTGTACCGCGTTGATCATAAAGAGAATAATCGTGTGGACCTGCTCGACGGCATTGATATCCGCTCCGATGGCGGCTATATCGTGGCTCCACCGAGCATCCATCCGAACGGAAATAGATACGAATGGGAATATGATCCCGAAGAGTACGACATAGCCGAAGCCAACGAAACAGTTATGCAGCTGCTCTCGGTCGGCAAGAAGGTCGAGGTCGATAACTTCACGATGCCGGACAAGGTCGGAAAGGGGTCCAGGAATGACACAATGTATAAACTCGCGTGTTCGTTTCAGGCTAAGAATCTCCCTGACTCCGTGATCAGAGCGTCCATGAGTGCCGCCAACATCGAGATGTGTGAGCCTCCGCTGTCTGATGATGAACTGGACAAAATCATCCAGAGCGCATTGAAGCATGATAAAGGCATCTCGGCTCCTGCTGTGGCGTCCACTAATATCGATCTCATTTACGATACGGACAAAGACGGCAATCCTAAAATCAGACAGTGCGCTGAGAACGTGGCGAGGGTTATACTCAACGATCCCGCTGTAGCCCACAAAATCAAAGAGGATACGTTCGGACATCGTCTCGTTTACTTCGGACAACTCGACTGGAGAGCGGAAGGAGACACGCTGGGAGAATGGTCGGACAAGGATGATTCTGCTCTGAGATCATATCTCCATATGAAGTACAGACTCCGTAACAAGGGCGACTACGATGATGGATTCAACATGGCTCTGTTCGAGAATTCGTGGAATCCATTAGTGAGCAGACTGAACGCGCTCGAGTGGGACGGCGTTCCGAGAATCGACGAGGCGATGACATACTTCCTCGGTGTGGAGAAGAACGAGTATAATCTCGCCGTGTTTCGGTACTTCCTTCAGGGTGCGGTCCATCGTGCTTATGAGCCCGGGTGCAAGTTCGATAACATGATAGTGCTGATCGGTAACCAGGGCGATGGAAAGTCCACGTTCTTCAAGTTCCTTGCGCTCAATGAAGAATGGTACACAGACAACTTCAACTTCCGGGACACAAAGAATAAAGCGACCATCGAGTACATGGCCGGCAAGTGGATCCTCGAGATGGGTGAGATGGATGTAATGAAAAAGGACAACGTTACATCCAACGAGCTCAAGGCGTTCATATCCTCACAAGCCGATGACTACCGGACACCATACGAGAAGCGGCCACAGCGCAGACCGAGACAATGTGTGTTTTGTGGAACATCCAACGACAAGAACTTCCTCAAGGACAGGACCGGAAACAGACGATACTTCCCGATCGACTGTCACGCTACAGACGAGACGAAGGACAGAATATTCAACTACAAGATATCCCGTCCATATCTCGAGCAGGTAATGGCTGAGGCTGTGGCTTATTACAAAGCACATCCGGATGAAGAGCTGATACTTCCGAAGCACATTGAACTCATGGCGAAGGAAGCTCAGGACGAGCATCTTGAGGAGGACGTCTGGGTCCAGATAATTGACGACTACCTCGAGTCGGATCTGGCTGGAAGAGTTAACGCAGCATATCTTTACGAGAAGGCTCTGAACAAAGACATGGCCGATATGCGTAAGGGCGAGGCGGCGAGGATCCTGACCATTATGCGGAACGATATCAAAGGATGGCACGAGATTGGCAAGGCAAGGCTGAACGGATATGGACGTGCCGGGATATGTTTTGAGCGAGATCAAGTGTCACCTAAGGTGACAGAAACGGAGCCAAATCCATCGGAAGGTGACACCGGGACGGGGTTCACTGAGGTAGCACCGGACGAGGTATTCCCATTTTAGAGTGTGAAAGTGTCACCTAACGAGGCGATTTTAGACCTATGGTGACACCTAAGGTGACATCAAAGGTGACACTAACTTCGTTGAAATTCCAACACTTATATATCTAATGTCACCTATGTCACCTAAGATTTGTATAAACTTTTTGTTTTAAGTATGTTGTTGTGAATATACAAAAATAAAAAAGGTTATGAAATTTAAGGTGACAAGGGTGACAGGGTGACACTAAGAGGAGAACGATGACAGAGAGACAACTTAAGGCTAAGGCTTACATGGACAAATACGAGGACGCTGAACGGCGGGTCAGACAGTGCGAGGAGCAGCTGGAGCGTGAGAAGATATCAGTGGACGCAATCCGCTCGACCTCCGATAACGACGGGATGCCACACGGATCGGGCACAAGCAATCCGACAGCGGACAAGGCTGTGAGATTAGTGGACAAAGGACTGGACCTCTTCGAAGCCCGGGAAAAGGCGAGACAAGTCCAGCGCGAGATATTCGAAGTCGCGTATCAGATAGGTGGAGTCGAGGGCGATGTCTTGATCGAACGGTACATTAAATTAAAAGACTGGGTCGAGGTTTGTGATGCTGTCGGATATGGATGGTCTCAGACTCATGCGTATCATCGCATTGGACTCGATAAGGTCGCAGATAAACTCCGCATAGAATGATACACAACATATAAGTATTATGATATTGGAAGAAGTCCGATAAGGATTCTTCCGTCACCTCACCGCAGAGGTACACAGCCTCTGCATCATGTCCGCATAATAAGGATCTGTCCGGTGCAAATCCGGACGCGGGCATCTCTTCATACATTTCCATAATACACTTAGTCACATAGGGGCGGACTCATCTCCGTCCTTTTGTGTTAGAGAAATATGAGTAGAACAAACCCTCGGCATCAGAATGGAAACCTTCGGAGAAAACACCGGGGGAGGTTAAAGGCTATGGGCTGCCCCTGTGGAATATGCCGGGGGAGGTTAGGACCGATACACTACGACGAGCCAAGCGATGCACAACATCCGCTGTCGTTTGTCATTGATGAGATCAGGCCAGTCAGCAGATGGAAAGAATTCGGTTACGATTCTCCTGCTGCTGCTGCTCAGGATTGGGATAATCTTCAAGCGGCACACTGGATTTGCAACGCAAAGAAGTCAAACAAGGTTATTGATGAGGCTCGCCAAGTCACAAAATTAATCAATATAAAAGATGGTGAATGGTAGGGGACTGGACCCGGTACACTCTAGTCGGCCCAACAGCGACGTCCAGCGCCGATTTACACACAAGGAGATTTTCGAATGGGTCGACTTGAAAAACTAAGAGTGTTAGAGACTCAGCTTGCGGCCGCATTGGAAGAGGCTGAGGTAAAAGAAGTAGCGTCTCTGGCGCGGCAGTACAGAGAGACAATCAGAGAGATCGAAGAGATAGAAGGAGCACAGGATGATGACGATGAAATCTCGAGGATCTTATCAGAGCGGGCTGCTGCTGGGAAACCAGGAGCCGTGCGTTAGAGTCGCGCCACAGTATGACGAAACTGACGGGATTCAAGCAGAGCAGATACTGAGGAGCGGTGAGCTCATACTTGATCCGTGGCAGAGCTTGGTGCTTTGCGACTGGATGGCGTTAGCACCGAGTGGCAAGTGGTTATGCCGGACCTGCGGCGGGTCGGTTCCGAGGCAGAACGGCAAGACGGGGCTCGTGGAAGCAAGAGCTGAAGCGGGCATGATCATGTATAACGAGCAAGTGATTTACACTGCTCACTTACAGAAAACAGCGACAGAGACATTCGAAGAAATGGCTTCGTTTTTTGATACGCCGAAATTGCGTAAGTTTCTGAAGGACATCAAGACAGCGCTCGGTCGTGAACAAATAATCCTTAAGTCTGGCGCGAGGGTGAAGTTCCTCGCCAGGACACGGAACGGCGGACGAGGACAGCATGGAGACTTGCTGATATTCGACGAGGCTCAGGAGTTAAGCATCGAAGCCCAGGCATCTTTTATCCCGGCAATATCTGCAAGCCTTAACCCTCAAACGATATATGCGGGGACACCTCCGGATCCATCTTCAGACGGTACTGTGTTCCGTGGCATTAGGGACAAGGCAATCAATGGAAAGACACAGAGCACGGCATGGTTTGAGTATTCTGTCGATGAAATCGGTGATGTAACAAATCGGGACAGATGGGCGGAAACGAATCCGGCACTCGGCCGAAGAATTCTCTCGACAACAATCGAGGGCGAACTTGAACAGATGCCAGCGGACACATTTGCTCGGGAGCGATTAGGCTGGTGGACGCCGGTGGTCAAGCATGAACTTGATTATGCAATAGACCGGGCAAAGTGGGAGGCTTGTAAGTCCGAACTGCCAAAGCCTGAGGGCAAGACGGCGTATGGAGTAAAGTTTTCGGCTGACGGGTCGATGGTAGCCTTATGCGGAGCGGCCATTCCTGAAGATGGGCCAGCAAGGATCTCGCTCATAGAGTTAAGACCGACCGGGCACGGGATTGGATGGCTCGCGGATTGGTTGAATCAGAGATATAAGAAGGCCAGTTGTGTAGTAATAGACGGACGGAATGGAGTCGATGTGCTCGTGGAAAGAATCGCGGACACATGGAGAATAAAGGGCTCAATAATCAGGCCGTCAACGAAGGATATGATCGCGGCGACAGGAACACTGACGAACGCAATCAATGAAGAGGCTGTTACATGGTTTTTCCAACAGGAAGCACTCAACGACAGCGCAATAACGGCAACAAAGCGCTCACTCGGTGGAGGATGGGGCTTCGGTGGAGACAACTCGGCTCCTATTGAAGCGGCATCGCTTGCACTGTGGGGCGCTCAAAATAGTAAGCGAAATCCAAACAAAGTAATGAGGATTGGGTAAATGATCATATCAATAGCACCTGAGAAAGTAATAGGTCTCGGAGCGGATGAACAGGTGATGCTCCGAAAACTGCTGACGGTCTATCAGAACGCGACCATCAAGAACGAGCAGAAAGACAGATATTACGAGGGGAAGATATCTCTCGGCGAGGTCAATCTTGGTATCGCTCTTCCGCAGGGTATGCGCGGATTAGAGATAGGATGTGCCTGGGGAGCGAAAACGGTAGACGTGCTCGCGGGGCGGTCAATGTTCGATGGATTCGTTGGCGAGAATGGCGAAGAGGTGGACGAACTGACACAGATCGTCAGAGATAATGACCTTATCGCAGAATATCCAAAAACGTGCCGTGACGAGCTGAAAATCGGATGCTCGTTTGCGACACTCTCGGCAGACGACAAGGTCAAATGCCGTATCAGATTCCACTCGGCGAAGTCAGCTGCGGCTTTGTGGAGCGGAGAAAAGAATCGCATCGCGTACGGCTTTGCTATAACGGATACGGCTCCGGATAGTGATTTAACTGTATGGACTCCATCTATGATGAACCTTTATACAGATGATGCTATCTGGGTGCTGAGGCGAGATGGACAAATATGGTATGCGGATAAGAAGCCTCACAGAATGGGGCGTCCACTGATGGTCCCATTTATATGGAATCCAACAAGCTCGAAGCCTTTCGGACAGTCTCGTATTAAAGAGCCTATAAGACGGCTTATCCAGGGTTATGTCAGAACGATAGCAAATGCGACCATCGGGCTTGAGTTCAGCACGGCACCGCAGAAGTATCTGCTCGGCGTAACTGATGACCAATATGATGCCATAGTTAATCAGAAGTTCAAACAGTATGTCGGCAATATCCTCGCTTCTACGGTCAATCCGGAGACGGGAGAGAAACCAACATTCGGGCAGCTTCAGCAGGGAAGCATCTCGCCACACGTGGAGATGCTGCGGATCCTGGCCACACAGTTCAGCGCAGCAACCGGTCTGACTGTCACGGACACTGGCGTTGTGAATGATGCGAACCCGACAAGCTCGGATGCAATACTCGCTCAGTCTCAGACACTCGTCTCAATGGCTGAACAGCTGAATGCCGGAAACGGAGACTCGCTGAGACTCATCGGGATGATGTCACTGGCAATCGCAAACGGGACCACAATGGATGAGCTCACAGATACTCAGAAGAGCATTGTGGCACATTTCAAGAACCCTGCGATGCCGTCGGTAGCAGTCACGGCAGACGCGGCAATCAAGATCGCATCGGCGCGTCCTGAGTTTGCCGGAACTGATACATTCCTCGAAATGATTGGATTTGACCAGGCAGACATCAGACGAATAAAAGCTCAGGAGCAGAGAGAGCGAGGGCTTCAGGTCCTTGCTGAAGTGGGTGAGTAATGGCACGAATCACAACAAGGGCGTGGAACAACTACATCAAAATCCTCCGGCGATTGAGTGATAGAGCAACAAAGGAAATGCTTTCTGCCGTCACGACATGGAGCAATCAGTATAATGCGGGCATAATTACGCTTGCTGAATACGAGGATCGAGCCATTGAGTTAGCTTATGCACTCGCAACAAAATACGGAGAGGGCGCCGGCGCTGCGGCTTGTGAAATGTATGATGCAATCGCAGAATTGCAAGGTGTCAGTGTACCACCAGCAGTCCCGGCAGGGACAGCAACGATGCCAGAAGCAGCAAAGGCTGTTAAAGGAACTATGAAAACGGGGAATCTCGATATCATAGCTCAAGCGGTCGGGCGTCAGGTCAAACTTGTCGGAGTGGACACCATGCAGCAGAACGCGCTTCGAGATGGAGCAGAATGGGCGTGGATCCCATCAGGAGATACCTGCGCTTTCTGCTTGACACTTGCATCTCGTGGGTGGCAGAAGGCATCAAAGAAGGCTATAAAGAATGGCCATGCGGAACACGTCCACGCTAATTGCGACTGCACTTATGCGATTAGATTTAACAAGTCGCTCGATGTAGAGGGATATGATCCGGGCAAGTACCTCGCTATGTACGAAGGAGCAGAAGGCAGTTCGCCTCAGGCGCGAATAAATGCTCTCAGGCGAGAGTTCTATGCTGACAATAAGGAAATTATCAACGAGCAGAAACGGAGCGCATACGCTAAAAGAAATGAGCGGAACAGCTCAGAGGCTGAAGAGTTCAATGTTGATTAGAGGACTGGCAACAGTCCTTTTTTCATACACAAATTTAGTCCGGCGGGACGTAAAAAGATGCAACCGAACGAGAAGCGACCTCGTATAAAAGCGTATCGGAGAAAGGAACAACCATGAAACGCACAGACATCACGAGCCTCTTCCCGGAGGCGACAGACGAACAGATCAATGCGCTGATGAGCATCAACGGGAATGATATCAACAACGCAAAGAGAGGCGTCGAAGAACTACAGACATCGCTCAGCGATGCGCAGTCCAAACTGAAAGAGATGGAAAACAACAGCGCGTCACTTCAGGAGGCAATCGACCGGGCCAATGGGCTCCAGTCGGAACTTGACTCAATGAAGGCCGCCGAGACTGTTCGCATCACGAGAGAAGAGGTCGCAAAGTCAGTCGGCGTTCCGGCTCACTTGCTGACAGCGGACACAAAGGAAGAGTGCGAGGCTCAAGCTCAGTCAATTCTTGAGTTTGCTAAGCCGAGCAGATATCCGGTGGTCCCGGACGGCGGGGAGCCACTTGGCAATCCAAAGAAAGAAACGCGCGATCAATTCGCAGACTATTTTAATCAAGTTTTATAAAGGAGACTAAAACAATGGCAGGCGTACCAACCAACAGAACAAACATCAATCTTCCTCCAGAAGTAGCTGCTGAGATCCTCGCAAAGACACAGGAGGCATCCGCAGTAATGAGCCTTGCTCGTCAGATCCAGCTGCCGGGCAGAGGCGTATCCATTCCAGTAATCACAGCTGATCCTGAGGCTGCATGGGTAGGCGAAACAGCTGCAAAGCCTGTTGCTAATCCTACACTCGGCACAAAGGTCATGGAGCCGTACAAGCTCGCTGTAATCGTTCCTTTCTCGAACGAATTCAGAAGAGATGCGGCCGCTCTGTATGATGAGCTCGTTCGCAGACTTCCGCTTGCACTCGCTCAGAAGTTCGATGCAACAGTCGTCGGTGCAGTACAGGCACCTGGAAGCAACTTCGACACATTCGCTGCTGCAACAGCACAGAACATCACAAACCCTAACACCTATTCCAGCCTCGTTGCTGCTGATGCTGACATCGCAACGCACGGCGGAATCATGAACGGAATCGCACTTTCGCCGCAGGGCAAGAGTGTACTGCTCGGCGCTGTTGACGGAGACAGCAGACCGCTGTTCATCAATAACGTATCTGAGGGCGCTGTTCCGATGGTTCTCGGAGCAAAGACAGTTATGAACAAAGGCATCTATGATGGCGACAACAACGTTGTAGGTATCGCAGGTGACTGGAGCCAGGCTATGTATGGAACAGTTGAAGGCGTAGTTATCGACTACTCAAGCGACGCTACACTCACAAGTGGAAACACCACAATCAACCTGTTCCAGCAGAATATGTTCGCAGTAAGAGCAGAGATCGAGATCGGATTCCGCGCCGATGTTAATTGCTTCAACAGACTGACTGTTACTCCGTAATGGTCAAAATGATCAACAAGCACTTCGGTAATGAAATGCTGGTCGCGGAAAGTCGCGTAGAGGAATACAAAGCGGCGGGTCACAAGCTCGCCGCTTCCGACGCTAAGCCAGCGGAAGAAAAGCCGAAGAGCAAACCTAAAACAGCGAAGAAAAAGTGAGGTAGCGACATGGCATACGCAACAATCAGTGATGTTCAGTCGAGAATGACGAGAACTATGTCGGATGCGGAACAAAGCGTCTGCTCCAATCTGCTGGATGATGCGGCAGCCATTATTGATGCTTACAACGAAAACGCCACAGAAGAGGCCAAGAAGGTCGTGTCGTGCCGTATGATGGTTCGCGCTATTGGTGACGGGACTGATGCGGGGATCCCGATGGGTGCGACACAGGGGAGTATGTCCGCGCTTGGTTATTCGCAGAGCTGGACTATTGGAGCCGGGTCGGCTGGCGAGTTATATCTCGGCAAGCTTGAAAAGAAGCTTCTCGGGGTAGGCGATTCGATCGGATCATACAGTCCAGTCGAGGCGCTCGTTCCGAGGGAGGCTACAGAATGAGAGGTATAACCGTAACTTTATATGACAGGACGCAGACGGGCGTTGATGCTCTTAACCATCCGGTTTATACGGAGAATGCGGTTAATGTTGAGAACGTTCTCGTAGCGCCAGCGGCTTCGGCCGAAGTCCTCGAGCCATACAATCTCGATGGACGTAGAGGCGAATATATTATGGCGATCCCAAAGGGAGACATGCACGAATGGACAGCCGGCAAAAGGGTCGGCTTTTTTGGTGCGTTTTGGAGAATCATCGAACTCCCGGAGGAGGGCATCGAGTGGCTTATCCCTCTCGGCTGGAACAAGAAGGTCAGGGTCGAAAGATATGAGCAAGGTTAAGTTTGAATTGAATCGAGCGGGTGTTCGCGACTTGCTTCGGTCATCTGAGGCGATGGGTGTATGTGAAGGATATGCAGCCAACGTACTCGGGCGAGCGGGCGAAGGCTATGAGCTGACAACTTTTGTCGGACGCAATCGTGTGAACGCATCAGTCCATGCGGAAACTTACGAGGCTCGCAAAGATAACTACGAAAACAACACCTTGCTCAAAGCGTTAGGAGGTGGCTAATGATAGCAAAATTACTGCTTGACTATCTCGGCGAGGCTTTGAGCGTTCCAGTTGTGATGGAGGCTCCTGATCAGCAGACCGATTATGTGTTAATCGACCAGACAGGAAGCCGCCGTACCAATCACATTATAACGACCACGTTTGCGATCCAGTCTTATGGGACGTCGCTTTATGAGGCGATGCTTCTCAATCAGAGAGTGGAGGCGGCGATGGATGGCTTCGCTGAACTCGACGAGATAACAAGAGTCGAGCTTGAAACAGATTACAACTTTACGAACACGGCCACGAAGCAGTATCGCTGGCAAGCCGTGTATAACATCACTCATTATTAGGAGGCAATAAATGGCACAGACAGTAGGAAATGTAAGTGCTGGCAAGCCGGCGATCGGCGGTGCAATCTGGAGAGCAGCTGCAGGCACGACTCTTCCAACAGATGCAACGACCGCACTCGATGCGGCATTCAAGGCACTCGGCTATTGCAGTGAGGATGGCCTTACAAACAGCAACAGCCCGGACACCACCGATATCAAGGCATGGGGCGGTGACACGGTTCTGAACATCCAGGAGGAAAAAACTGACACATTCCAGTTCACTCTTATCGAGGTTCTGAATGTTGAAGTGCTCAAGGCTGTTTATGGATCCGGCAACGTAACCGGCACACTCGCGACTGGCATCACTGTCGAAGCAAATGCGGAAGAGCCCGAAGAGGGCGTATGGGCTATCGACATGGTTATGAACAGCAACACGGTAAAGAGAATCGTTATCCCGCATGGAAAGATCTCTGAGATCGGTGATATCGAGTACACTGACTCCGATGCTGTTGGTTACGAGGTAACCATTACAGCACTCCCAGACGAGTCCGGTAACACTCACTACGAGTACATTAAGCAGTCATAACAGGCTGCTGGGAGGTGATTTATGAAGGCTAAATTATCAGACGGATATGAGGCACAGATAAACGACAGCTGTCTCAACGACTGGCGTTTTCTGACGATGCTCCGCAAAATCGACAAAGGCGACACAGGCTTGATAGTGGACATCGCGGAGAAACTGCTCGGCG